GAGCAAATCGTTAGCCTCATATACGATAGGTATCTATATCACCGAACCTTCCACGGGAGGGATTCGGAGTTGGCACTAGCACATAAATATCTCATTCAGAGCATTAGAGACTTACAAGCAGAGCAAATGGAAGACGAGAATGAGTAAATGTTTAGTCATTGACCACGGGCTATTCACGGCCTTTGCGGAGCGTTTAGCGGAGGATCACGAAGTAAGTTACTTTGTACCCTATGCTGATCGTTCTTTTCCAAAGCACGGCCCTGCTATGGTAGGGACGGGTTTGCGTGGGGTAGACAGGGTGGAGGATATGTGGAGGCTTGTAGACGAGGTGGATTTCATTGTCTTTCCAGACGTGGGATTCTACCAACTAGCAGAATGGCTCCGTGGGCATGGCTATAAAGTTTGGGGAGCTGGACTAGGAGAGAAGCTGGAAGTCCAGCGGTGGCGGGCAAAGGAAACCATGAAGGAGCTTGGGCTTCCTGTTGGCAAATGCGCTTTGGTTACTGGTATGCCAGCCCTGCGGAAATATCTCGAAGAGAATGAAGAAGTGTTCTGCAAAATTTCGGGCTTTAGGGGAATCGCCGAGACTTTTGAAAGCAAGAATTGGAAGATGGCAGAACCCCGTGTGAATGAGCTATGGGACGAGCTAGGAGGGGCTTGCAATGTGTTTCCGTTCGTTGTTGAGCATAAGGTGGATTCTGTTGTTGAGGCTGGCTATGATGGCTATTGCATCAATGGCGAGTTTCCTTCCACTTGCCTAACCGGAGTAGAGGTGAAGGACAAAGGCTACTTGGGGGCAGTAAGGGATTACAAGAAACTTGCTGAACCCGTGAAGGTGGTGAATGAGAAACTAGCTCCATTCCTCAAAGAAGCTGGATACGCACAATTCTTCTCAACTGAAATCCGAGTTACTGACGAGGGAACCCCATATCTTATTGATCTCACTACTCGTTGCCCTGCCCCTCCTTCAGCCCTGTATTGGGAGATGATTGAGAACGTGGGGGAGATTGTGGAGGCTGGAGCAAATGGAATCTTGGTTGACCCTGTATGGAGGGCTAAATATGGAGCCTTGGCAATCATCCATTCCTCATTTGCAGAGGAGAAGTGGTGTCCGGTGAGCGTTGATCCCAAGATGAGGCAGTGGATCAAATGGCGCAACTACTGCGAGATTGAAGGGCAGGGATACATCGTCCCCACCGAGGGAGTTAGGATGTGCGAGATCGGAGATTGCATTGGTATTGGCGACACTATTGAGGAGGCTATTGAGTCTTGCCGAGAACACGCAGAAGGTGTGAAGGGATTTGGCTTGACTGTCCACACTGACGCAGTTATTGATGCGCTTAATGAAATTCATAACGCCGAGGAAAATGACATCATTTTCAGCGACGATGAGATGCCAGAACAAAAAGAACTACTATGACATATTCTGATTGGCAAGCCGACACAACGCTTGCCCCAAAACTCAAGGAAGCCTTGTCTCTTCCTATTATCCAACAAGCATTGTCCGTACTCAATGAACTAACGGCGGCTAAAGCCCTTGGAACAACCAATGCCATCACTTCCCACGCAGGGAACGCTCATGTGCTATTTGGCTTTGATGCAGGACGAGCATCCATCATCAGCGACTTGCAAAGCCTTTCCCAAGTTAGGGAAGAGATTTCTGAAATTGAACCTTCCTACACTGGAAGTGAATTTTAACATATGGACACAAACACAACAACCGTAGCGGCAGACCCCATCGTAGCAACCACTCAACACGCTTCAGCAGAAGTGCCGTTTGAGAGTCAACTAACAAAGCAACTCCAAAAGCGAAATATCCCCAAGATGGATATTAAGAGCCTTGATTCTCTTCCAGATAATCTTGTGGAGGAAGCCCCAGATGTGGTTCGCACTCCTGCTGGTTTTGATGCAGTTCAAGACCAAGACATCCAGAGCTTCCTAAACGAGATGGATGGCAAGAACTCTGGCCCTATTGAGGACGAGCCTAAAAAAGAGAAGAAAGCAAAGCAGGAGGCAGTTGAATCCGAGTTTGATCTTTCTGATCTGGATCTTTCCAAAGACCCAGAGCTTACCAAGGAGGAGCCTAAAAAGAAATCCAAGGAGGATAACATTGCCGAGCTTCGCAAGAAGGCCGAGGCTTATGAGGAATCTCTTAAAGCAAAGGACACCGAGGTTCTCACCTACAAGGAGAAGTTGGAGAAGCTAGAGGGAGAGCTAGAGCGTACTGCCTTTGAGCGTTCCCCTAAATTCAAAAACACTTATGAACAACCCTACAAAACTGCTGTTGATGCGGCTACCGAGTTCGCAAGGGAGATTGCAGAAGATGAGACAATCGCAGAGAAAGCTCTATCGCTCAAGGGGCGTGAACGGATTAGCTTCATCGACGAATCCTTTGGGGGTGGTGCGGCTTCTGCTCAATTTCTTTCTCTCATTAACGATGCTGACCAGAAAAGGAACGCATTGGAGACGGCGTTGGGAGACTATCGAACGACTGCGAACCAGCTACAAGCCGCAGAGCAGGAGAGTCAAGCCAAGACACTAGAGACGATCAATAAGAACTTTGATCGGGTAACAGAGCATCTGGCACAGAAGAGCGAGTTCTTTAGGCTCACTGGAGACGAGGATCACGACAAGCTGGTGAAGAGCCGCCTTGAGAAAGCCAAGAACATCATTCATGGCAATGCCTCACAACAGGAGCTTGCGGCTGTCCCTCACCTTGCAGTTATTGCTTCGGAGTTTGCCTCCGAGAATGCCAAGCTGAAGGCAGAGCTTGCCAAGTACAAGAACAGGGCGGCAGAGGATGCCAAGGTTCAGCCTCGCATCTCCAAGGGATCAACTTCTGATGAAGAGGTTAGCCATCGTGGGAAGCCCAAGAGTGCTCTTGAGGCAATCCGTAGCCAGCTTCGTTGAAGCTCCAAACTTACGGACTAGATTTCAGTAAGCATCCAGCCATCACGCAACTTGAAATAGAGTTGCTGATGGTTGGTGATGCTAACCCAGAGCGTTTCTCTGGGATCAGCAGGGGACAGCATATCAAACACGTTATTGCTATGCTTTGGCCCGATGTGATTAGAAGCTGGAATGATTGGAATGAACTAGCTCTGTGGGCGTGGACAAATTACAGGGAAGTTGGGGTGACAGGGTGCGCCGCCGCTGGAAAGACATTCACATTCACTCTTCTATCCCTAGTGGAGTATTTGGCAAAGCCAATGATGACAAGGGTGGCCCTAACGAGTACCACGGTTCCCTCCCTCCGAGGGCGTATCTGGAGCGAAATGATGCGGTTTGTAAGGCCAGCAGTGCCGTTATTCGGGCTTAACGTAGTTGATTCCCAGACCAAGATCCAGTTTCAGAAGGGCGACGATAGGAGCAGTATCATAGCCCTTGCAGTGGATAGCGGGGCCGTGGAACAAGCAGTTGGTAAACTCCAAGGGGTACACTTATCCAGAATGGTAATCATGGTCGATGAAGCCGCCCAAACAAATCCTGCGGTGTTCTCTGCACGAGCCAACTTGGAAGTGGGAACGGACTTCTACCATTTCATTGCAATCGCTAACGCCTCCTCCATGTTTGATCCTCATGGATTATTCTGCGAACCACGCATGGGGTGGGGATCTATTCAAGATGACGACGAGCATTGGGAAACAAAGAGTGGCGTGTGCGTTAGGTTTGATGGACTGAAATCTCCAAACGTGAAGGCAGGAAGAGTCATCTACCCCTACCTATTCTCACAAGATAACGTGGACATCATTCGTAAGAACTTTGGAGAAGGTAGCCTTGAATGGAATAGCTATTGCCGTGGAATGTGGTCACGCTCCGGTGCGAGAAACACCATCCTAGATTCCGCAATGATTACGGAAGGAAGAGCTAGGGAGAAAGTGATCTGGGCTGGTGGAGGAATCAAGACGATTGCCGCACTTGACCCTGCGTTCACTACCGAGGGAGATGATTGTATTCTACGTTTTGCCAAGGTGGGGAGGGCAGACGATGGCGATGTAATGCTTGAGCTTACTGACGTTGTGAGGCTAAACCTCATGGATGATCCAAACTATCCATTGTTCTACCAAGTTGCTGACCTCACGATCAAAGAGCTAGATGCAAGGGGGGTGGAGCCAGAAGACTTTGCGCTTGACGCAACTGGTGCTGGAGCTGGCATTGCCGATATCATCTCGCAACGCTGGCAGAATGGTTTCATGCGAGTGAGCTTCGGTGGAGCCGCAACGGATACTGCAATCAGCGTGGAGGACACTCGCCCTGCAAAGTCAGTATATAGCAACCGAGTTACGCAACTCTGGAGTCAGATCAAAGTGGTGGTGATGGCAGGAAGAATGCGAGGGCTAGACGATCAAACTGCAAGGGAACTCTGCGCCCGAATCTACTCGCTGAAGAACGAGAAGACTTTGCTGGAATCCAAGAAGGAACTCAAGAAGCGAACCAAGGGCAACTCTCCAGATAGAGCTGATGCACTCTCGTTGCTTGTGGAGTTGTTCGTCAACCAAAACGGGTTGGGGAATGCCACTGCAAGTCAAGCGCAAAATTCTGAAGATTGGGATGAATATGTTCTTGCTCATTCGCAAGAGGCTGACTATCGGTGAGGCATGAAAAAATTTTATGAAGATTCGTTGGTAACAATTTATCATGGAGATTGCCAAGGAATAATACATCAAATAGGGCATTATGATTGCGTGATAACAGATCCCCCTTATGGAATAGAAGGAGGAAGGGGCGGGTCTAGCAAAGCTAGGGGTAAATCAAATTATTCATCAGATTTTCAAGACAATCGAGAATATATCAAAAATGTAGTTGTCCCGACTTTGTTTGATTTTGCAAAATGGAAAACAATGGCATTGACTCCGGGTTTTTCAAATATCCATTTATACCCTCCAGCAGAATCATTTGGTGTTTTTTACTGTCCTGCTGCTTGTGGAAGGCAGAGATTTGGATTTGCAGATTCAAATCCGATACTTTATTATGGATGGCATCACTTACAAGGCAAGGGAGCAAAGCAATGCAGTTTGCAAGTTACAGAGCAACCAGAAAAAAACGGACATCCCTGCCCAAAGCCAGAAAAAGCATGGGCTTGGCTTGTAAATAAAGTAGCAACAAAAGAAATGGTTGTTCTTGATCCGTTTATGGGGAGCGGAACAACGCAAAGGGTATGCAAAAATCTTGGTATTAAATCTATTGGGATTGAAATGAATGAGGCTTATTGCGAAATCGCCGCCAAGCGGATGTCGCAAGAGGTATTGATATTTTAACAAAACACTATGGAAAAAACAAAACTGGTGCGTAATGCGCCTCATCAAAAATACTTCCTGTCAGACGGGAAGACCCAAGTGCCGGGTGGTAGCACTATCTGCAAGATCGGAGACGATCCTGCCGCACTCATCCACTGGGCTTGGAATCTGGGACGAGAGGGTAAGGATTACAAGAAGGAACGAGACAAAGCGGCTGATGTCGGCACAATCGCCCATTTTCTGATTGAGTGTTTTCTCAATGAGCAAGTGGCAGATTTGTCTGATTACGATCAAGCAGACATTGACAAAGCTCTTGTCTGTTATAACAAATTCCACGATTGGTGGAACGAACAGAGCCTTGAGAAAGTGGCAACTGAAATTCAACTTGTTCATAACGCCGCACGTTATGGTGGAACCATTGACCTTGTTGCGAAGCGATCAAATGGGGATCATGTTCTGATTGATTTCAAGACCAGTAAAAAGATTAGCGATTCATACTGGAGGCAATGCGCTGGGTATGCCGCATTGTGGGATCACAACCAAGAATACAAGGCCGACCAACGCATTAAGGATCATTGCATCGTGCGTATTGGCAAGCAAGATGAGGGGGACTTTGAAGTGGTTTGGAAGCCCGATCTGCTTAAAGAATGGGATGTTTTCCAGAAACAGGTTGATCTCTACTGGGCATTGCAAGCCGCTAAACCAGAGCCAAAACGCAAGAAGAAAAAATGAGGCTCAACATCAACACCCCAAGAGGACAAGTTGCATTGAGCTATGAGCAGACTTTGATTCATTCAATAGAATCTCATTGGCCTCAATTCCACGCAGTTCAGACTCCCAAGGATCAGCCAGCCGAAGTGGATGGTTTCTTAATTAAGGAGAATGAACTATACGCAGTCTTTGAAACAAAGACTAGGGACTGCAATCTAGCGCAAATGAATCAATGGGGGAACGAGTGGCTATTGAGCTTTGACAAGCTGATGCACGGGGCAGATATAGCCAAGAGGTTGAGGATTCCCTTTATTGGGTTCCTTTATCTCATCAAGGAGCCTATTGCCATGTCCATAAAACTCGCAGACAAAGAAGGCAACTTCATTCCGAAGATGCGATTGGAACGAACTACAACTAAACGCAACATCAATGGAGGAGAAGTTATTCGTACCAACGCTTTCATTGACTTATCCACAGCAAACAAATTTGAAATAATACATGACAACTCCACAATCTGACGGGGCAGAGAAGGCATTCCTTTCCTGCGTATTGCAACGCTCTTCAATTCTTAATGAAGCCGCTGATTATGCAACGCCAAAGCTATTCCATCATCCAGATCATCGACGCATATTTGAAGGGGTTTTGGAGCTATGGAAGGAGGGCAAGGATTGTGATCTAGTCACCATCACAGAGCATATGCAGACCGCAGGGACTCTCGACTTGTCTGGAGGGGCGGCCTTTATATCCGAGTGTTTCATCTCCCATGCACTCATTAGCAACTGGCGTGAATATCTGGAGATCCTGCGCCACAAACACACTGCCCGTCTTGCGATTTCTGCCGCCGAGAAAATCATAGCTTCAGCCCAAAATCCAGCAGAGGCAGGAGAGCTATCAGAAGTGGTTCAGAAAGCTCTAGTGGCTATTGCCGCTGATGCCGAGTCATCATCTCGCATCGAAAGCGTGAAGGAGATTGCAAATTCTAGGCTGAATGAATACGAGGAAATGCGAAAGAATAAGGGGAAGCTACTTGGCATCACCACTGGATTTGACAAGCTGGACAAGATCACTGGAGGTCTTCGCTCTGGTCAACTTGTAGTGATTGGTGCGCCAACCAAGGGGGGCAAAACCACCGTTGCCCTCAATATGGCAATGCGTACCGCAGGAATTGCGAACAATCCCGTGGGAATAATTTCACTTGAAATGTCAAAGGGAGAACTCATTGATAGAATCATCTCATCAGTGAGTGCATTGGATTTATCATTGCTTTCCAGTGATCAAGAAATCTCTCAAGACTGGATGAACAAGCTATGTCTCGGAGTGTCGAAAGTGGCGAATCTACCAATCTTTGTGAGGGATGAAAGCTCCATCAACTGCTTGCAACTCCGAGCCGCCGTGAGGCGCATGGTTGCAGTTCACAATGTGAAGATGATTGTGGTGGACTACATCCAACTGCTTGAGCCTACCAACAAGACAGACTCTCGGGAGAGGCAAGTTGCAGAGGCTTCCAGAACTCTCAAAATGCTAGCCAAGGAATGTAATGTGGTGGTGCTTGCCCTAACTCAACTCAACGCCGAGGGAGCGTCCAGAGAGTCAAGGGCCATCGAACATGATTGCGATTTGTTCTTGACTATCTCGCAGGATGAGAAGCAACAAGACGATTGGTTCTTGAATATTAAACTTGCCAGAGCGTGTCCACGAGCTAGTATTCCCCTAACCTTCAAGAGCCACTTATTGCGGTTCGACGAAAGGTTTTAACAACAAAACACAAATGCAATACGACAACGAAAAGCGGTTTATTCTTTTCCCTAAAAAGAACGCCAACCCGAAGGCTCCAAACTACACTGGTAGCATTACCATCAATGGCAAGGAGTGGGAACTCTCTGGCTGGGACAAGCAGGGCAAGAACGGAGGCAACTTCATCTCTGGTTCCATGAAGGAGCCTTACAAGCAGGGCGAACAGAAGCCAAAGAACAATTCCGTAAACTCCGACGAGGACATCCCATTTTAATATGAAAAAGAAAGGACTCTACGACAACATCAACGCCAAGAGAGAGCGTATCGCCAAAGGATCTGGAGAGAAGATGCGTAAGGTGGGGAGCAAGGGAGCACCCACTGCCAAGGCATTTCGTGACAGCAAGAAAACTGCAAATAAAAAATAATCATGGAAAAGAAATTCTCCAAGAAGGTCACCAATCCCAAAACAGGGAGAGAGAAGACTGTGCGGTATGGGCAGAAAGGGGCGACGATTAAGCCGGGAACAAGCAAGGGGGATTCCTATTGCGCTCGTTCCGCAGGGCAGATGAAGAAGCACCCAGCCGCCGCAAAAGATCCCAATAGCCCTCTGCGCTTGTCTCGCAAGAAGTGGCATTGCAGTGGAACCAAATCTCGTAAGAGCTAGTTAATTTCAGTGTTGGTGCTGGTTGCACAAACCCTCGCCCCCTAGTCATGTGGGGGGCGGGGGTTTAGTGTTTTCGCCGCTTTGCGGCTCAATAAAATATTTTCAGATTTTTTATTGACGGCATTTCAAATTCTGAAAGACTCATCTCATCGGCGCAACCACCGATACCAAAACATGAAAATAGAATACAAATGCAAGAATGAAGAATGCCAGCACGAGTTCAAAGTTGACTACGCAGGATCAGACCAATCGGGAGGTGGAGAAATCACCCCAGACGTTTGCGATAAATGCGGAGAAGACATTGACTTTGAGGAGATCGAAAACGATGCCCTTCCCGACCCCGACTACTACAACGATGTTGACCGCTAATATGAAACACTCACAAGCAATCCTCCACAGCATCACGCCACTTCTACAAGTGTGCATCAAGCAAGCAGACAGGCATGGATTGGACGAGATCCGCATCTCCAAGGCGAGGGCCAGAGAGATCCTGCATCTCGCACTAGCCGCAGAGAAAGAGCTTGAATCAAAAGCAAAACAGCCAAATTATTTCTCGCACCTCGACTCAATCTTTGGTAAGTAATCTATATATGAAAAACCGAAACACACACCTCCTGCTCAACAAGCTGGAACCCACCATCCACGTTGCAATCAAGTTCGCAAAGTGGCACAAGCAAGACAAGATCACCATTGATCGCGAACAGGCAGAGGAGCTGATCAAGCTCATCAAGGCCGCTGACGAGGAGCTTGCCCTCACCACAGAACTATGAGCACATTTGTAATCATCTGGGGAGGCATAGGGCTTTCATTTGCGTATTGCGTGGGCTTGTATTGCTATAAGCACCACGTAGAACAGCAGATGCTTGAGCATCTAGCTCGAAAGTGGAGGGACGACAAGGAGCAGTTTGAGCTTTGGATGTATAACCTATCCATAAAAGTGACAAGGAAAGAGATCCAACAAGCGGAGGGAGAAGATGTATAACCAAGACCTAGTAGAGGAATTTGAACACCTTGATCGTGCCTACAAGCAGGAGCAGAACAGGAATTATGATCTTCAAGAAGAGATCAAATGCCTCCTGCATTCCCTTGAAGACATCAAGAAAATGAACTCCCTTGGAAAGACCAAGCAGATAGCAGACGAAATAAACCGAATCCTAAACTACTACAACAAACAATGAGCATCATCATCCCTGCTGGCATTGACCAGACCAACATCAGAGTACCCCTCCAGTTCCCCCTGCGCCCAGATGCCGACACAGTGTTGGACGCTGAAGGCCGAGTAGTCTTCACAATGGACAATGCTATCGACATTAAAGAGAGCTTGAAATTTACAAAATTATTCTCCAAGGCTCCCGATATGTGGACGCTACTAGGAGATATGTATCTCACTCTTGCCGTGCTTGCAAAGACTAACGGGTTAGACCACGGGGACGACAACGAGCAGGACAAAGACAAATGCCTTCTCTGCCGAGCAGAAGCCATCCTTCATTCCATACAATGATTGAGTTTAGCAAGAAGATGAATGGAACCCCTCTCCGATCTAAACCATCGGAGGAGGGGCATGGAGGGAGCGACATGGGGCTTTGTATTGCCATGCGCCGGGGCATAGCGGAGTTCTGGAAAAAGAGAGGAATGAGTGGGGATGCTGACTATTCCCACTACTCAAAAAGCCTCAAGAACAAGAAGGAGATCAAGTAAAAACTGCCCGACGAAGAAACTGCCCGACGAAAATGCCCGACGATAGGGAGCCAACGAACAAATACAAGGCAAAACAAAGCCAAACTTTGTGAGATATTGTAAGACGTAAGGCGTTGTAAGAAAAGGCAAGGCAACGTGAGACGTTGTAAGACAAAGCATAAAGCCCCTAAAAATCGTCGGGAATCTCGGGGCAATGTTCTCCCATAGAGAAAAAGAAAGTGATTTTAAAGCCCTCCTAGGGGCTTGGATCATGGCACGAAAAAGCCCCTAGGCTATCAACCTAGGGGCTTTCCTTGTGGGGCTTTATCTATTCAAGATATTCTCTCAAGATTTTCTCTCCCAAGTAAGAAGATCCAGCTTGGTAACAAAGTTCACCTATTAACATCATCACGGCATCGTTGTCTAACTGGATTGTCCCTCCTTGGTAAACGTCGATTGCCTTCCTTGCTCTTTCCTGCACATAAGCCCTCGTTGCTTTAGTTGATAAAGGGAAAAGCCTATCTTGCATATCTTCTATGTTTTCTAGTCTTTTTTCGTGTGATGTTTTCATATTATCTTTTGTGGTCATCTTTTATTCCTAGGAGGCAAGCCCAGAGGGTGAGAATGGGAAGTCCGATACCTAGGAGGGCAAGGCCGATTTTATACGCTTGTTCGATCATGTTAATAGCAAACGGCAATTCCTCGTGAATAGAAGGCATTAACGTCCTCGCCATCTGGCACGTCTCCGGGGCGTAGGATGTACAAGGCGCATCCCCTCGGATCTCCTTGCTGATAAAAAGAAAGGCCGTCCTTCCTTTTTAGAACTTCCGAAATTCGGCGCAATGCCCCTTTCTCCTTGTCTGGGTATGATCTCCGAGAAGTTTTCCCGTCTCGGTAATGCGTCACCATATAGGGTTTTCCCGTTGTTTCGTCTCTCTCTATGCTCCAACTAGTGCCGTAGTCGTTTCCGTCTCCGCATTCTAACTCGTGCCATCTGTGGAGGGTCATCTCCGCACGGCGTAGGGTTTCAGTCTCGGAGTAGGTGAATCCAAGGTTCTCTTGCATGATCTTATAAAAGTCAGCAATTCTCATTTGTTTAGTATATTTCATGATGTTATTTGTTTTGATTTTTGTGTTTGTTTTCGCAGTATTCTTCCCAGCTTATCCACCCTTTCAGAAAAGCGGAATGATTCCACCTTTCAAGGGGCGAAAGTCCCAAGGCCGCACCTTGGGAATTGAGCCACATAAAGGAGCGATTACGGGCCTTCCGCTTTGCGTCACTTATGTTTCCGTTAATTAG